GTTTTTCCGCCGGCCGGCAGGAAAACGGGCACGCCGCCGGTGCCGACCGTATGCTGCAGCTTGAAGAGTTGCGGCCAGCAGTCCTGATTGATGAACCATTCCGCACCGCTCAGGTATTGAGCCATCATCCGCGAATACATATTTTCAATGTTTTCTGAAATGATGGTTGCGGCTCCCTGCGGCGTTTCTTTTGCAACGCTGACTGTCGAGGCAAAGCCGACGATGCCCTGCGGCTTACCGGCCCCGTCGCCGTTTATGGCAGCATCGTCAAGTTGGAAACCAAATTCTTCCCTGAAAGCTTGGCTGATCACAGACTCCAGAGCCGACGTGTCCATGAGCAATTCGTCAGTTGCGTAGAACAAGCCGATCATCTTTTTCAACGTCAACTCGAATTGGTAAAAGTCGGGCTTCGACTTTGTTGCCGCCTCGCCCTCGGTAGCCCAAAAGGTTTGGATGCCGCCCCAACGGCTTCCATTTGCCCGGCTGGTTTCATTGACTGCGTTTTGCTTCAGCCCATTCGAGTTCGCCCCGATCGTCGTATTGTCGGCACGTCCCCAAACGACTGATGTCTCATACGTGTCTGCGAGTAGCTGTTGGGAGAAATCTTGCTGAACGAGAAATCCGCCGGTTGACGGGGAACCTTCACTGGCACCCTGAACCGCAGCTTGGATCTCAGCCTGCCTGGGATCAATCGTCCGGCTTATGCAGATATCTTTAATCGCGACCAATTGTTGGCCGAACGAGCTAAACGGCTGCGGAATGCTTGCCGCCTGTTGCGTGTCTGTGACGTTTGTGATCTGATCGTCGCCGACAATCGTCGAACTCACCGGGTCGATGTTCAACTCGGACGCCCGGAATTCTTGCTCACGGGTGATGCGAGCCGCGAAGACTTCCCGTTCAGCATCGAGCGAGTCGTATTCCGCTTTCTCGGTGTCGGTGAAATCAGTATCGCCCCCATCCTCGGCACGCTTATCGAGTTCTGTGAGCAGAGCGTTCTGACGTTCCCGGATTTCCCCGTGTTCTTTTTGCAGCTTTAGAAGTCGATTCGCCATTTTACAGTCTCCTCAAAGACAAAAAAAAGCGGCTCTGGAATTGTGAATAAACACAGTTCCAAAGCCGCTTCTGCGTACTTTGTAAACTTACTTATGTTTTACTGTCTGTTTGTGTGTCCTGCCGGATCACACGCAAACATCAAGAATAATCTCAAAAACAACCAGCACACGCAAGGTCGGTTTCAGCCTCTTCATCGCCGGTTGTTTCAAAAGTTGGGCAACCGGGACCTCGTCTTCATGTAAGCCGTCGCCCAATGTCTCAACGTTACAAGTATCTCAAAACAGATGCAAGGTCAAATCACCCGCTGCGGAAGGAATGACCATTCCCCACAATAATCATCCTCGTAAACATTCGGCCACTTTAGCCAATCTGAAGCCCCATGAATTACAGGAGACGAGCCTGCTGAGGGGCTAGGTACGGCGTACATAGCTTGCGGAGACGGGGGGTATCTCTTGCAATCGCCCATCCCCAATGGTTCTCCATCATCTATGCTTTCAGAAAACCATTTACAAGTTTTGCAGAAGTGATCCATCAAATAACCCTATTTGCTTCCAGCCGCCGCCGCTCAGCCGCCGCCCTGGTCGATCTCCTCGGTTTGAGAGTACCGGTCATTTCGCTGACAATCTGCTCTAGGGTTGCGACACGGTTGGCCATGTTTCTCTCAATGGCTTCTTTTGCACCGAAGACACGCCCGCCGCCGAAGTCGTTTCGAACTCGCGTTTCGGTCGTGTTTCTGTTCTTGGCGAGTCCGGCTACGAATTTGTCGTGGAACATATCAACGTGCTTCTGAATTTCGGCACGCGCTTCATCTTCCAACGGAGCGTGCGGGTGCCCCTCAACTTTGTGCTTACCCGCATGAATGAACGTCGGCTTCAGGCCGACTTTATCATCAAGCTCCGATTGATCGACGTGTATGGCGACCACGCCCACGCTTCCGACCATTCCGGAAGGAGTCACAACCAATTCATCCGCCGACGTCGCAATCCAGTAAGCTGCCGAAAACACTCCGGCATTCGCCACAGCCACTATAGGTTTTTCTCCACGGCGGTTTCTAATTTTCGTGGTGACCTCATCAAGTCCGAACGCCGTGCCGCCCGGAGAATCGATATCCATGACAATTCCACCGACTTCTGGGGAATCCATTAAGGCGTCAAAATCCCGCCCGAACTGCTCTGATGAGGTTCCAAAAGAGGACTCAATGGAACCGGCCCGATGTGAAATGGTGCCGAATAGTGGCAGCACGGCCACGCTCCCATTACGAACAGGTTTGCGACGTGCCGCTTCAATTTCGAGTAGTTTATCGGCATCGATGGCCACGCCGTTCACCCTGGCTTCCATCACGCCGATGATTTCTTCGAGTTTGCTCGGCAAAATTGCCCACACTTCGTTTGTCATTGCCCGGATGATTCGTTCATATTTCATCTTTTATGGCCTTTGGTTGAAGAGTTTCTTTTTCTATAGCTATTTTTAAAAGACGTTTAAGAAAAGCCTTCTCACGCACATTGCAGGCAAGCTGATATCGCAACTCTTCCTCTGATGGAATTGAATCAAGAAAGTCCTTGTGCTCTACCGTAAAGCCAGACGTTCTTTGCATGTGATCGATCCTTTGATTGTCTCGGATAAGAGTTCCGACCGTCCGGCAGCCCACTCCTCAATCGCCGCTCTTGTACAACAAATACACAAGTCCGCCTTAGTAAAGTCAATGTACTGCTCAACAATAATATCAGTATGCAGTTTTTTGCTGTTCGACTCCAAGGCAAGCCCCAGAGCCGACAACGTTTTGTACATGAATTCGGCGTGCTTCTCATAGAAACCGTCTATCCATTCAGACAGCTTTACAAAGTCCATCTCGGCGTCTTGTCCGATACGCCGTTGGATTTCGCGTACTTCCTTTTTGGTAATCCTGTCGACGGCATCCGCTAAGACAATGCCGAACCACGCCGCCTTTTCCTCCGGGTCGTTCGGTTGATCTGATTCGTTCTCCCCACCGCCATCCTCATCCGGTTCGGTTGGACCGCTCGACGTGTTCGGATTCTCAAAGCTGTCACCGCCTTCCCGTGGATTCATGTTCTCTTTCTGGCGTGCCTCGTTTGGCGAAAGCATTGTCGAGGCGATGCCTATCGAATAGACCTCGTACCTGGTCTTGATGTCCGCTCGCAATTGAGCATCAATCAAAAACTCTGCGAAGAATACCTCATCGTCGATAACGTCCCGCTGCAGTGCCAGCTCCCAGCGTGTAGCCCACGGACGCATCGTATTCGTGAGAAAGTCGAGTGATTGCTGCTCGATGTTGGAAAACGTCGCTTTGTCTAGAGACTGAATCAAGTGAGGGGGGACGCGCATCATCCGTGCGATTTCCTCGACGGCAAACTTGCGAGATTCGATCAGCTGTGCCTCTTCTGCGTTGATGCCGATCTGTTGCCAGTCCATGCCCTCCTCTAAAATCCGAATCCGGTGTGCCCCGTCTGTGGCGACGGTTAATCCCCCAAACGACTTTTGTAAATTCTTTTGGGCCTCTTCGCCGAGCCTGTTGGGATGCTTCAGCACGCCGCTAGGTGTGCCATCGTTGCGGTAGAAGTTGCCCGCATACCGTTCACCGGCCATCGCGGTGCCGATCGTGTCGGCACCCAGTTCGACCGGGTCGAGACCCAGCAACCCGCTGAATGACATCCCGCGAACGTGAAAGATTTCGTCTTGGTTGAATATGGTTTCTTTACCGATTTCATCCTTGTGCGTGTACCGTAGTCTTCCGTTTGCCAATTGCTCGACTAGCATCCTGTCAGGATTAAGCGGCATCAAATCCGCTCCACCGCCGCCGGTCGGCACGATCTCACAAAAAGCGTTACCCCTCAGCAATATGTGCCCTTCAAGCATTTCGACAAACTCGAACCGCGTCTGCCAAGGATTCGGCTGAAACTTCAGCGTGCGGTACATCGGGTGATTCTCAGCTCGGTCTTTCCCGCCGTCAGCTCGGTTGCGGTAAATGATTAACGGGAAGCTCGCCAGCGTCTCGGCAATCACGCGAACGCATGCCATTAGTGCATTCAGGCTCGCCGCAGTCTGTGGAGTGACCTTCAAACCGGCCGAAGTCTGCACGCCAATCGGACTGTACCAGAAATCGTCAGTCGGCCCCCGTGGCACTGCGGCTCTTGTTCCGAGGAGGGTTGTTAACATTCAAAATCTCCACACCAATCGCGGTAACGTGTCTCCGGCCAGAACGCAGTATTGTCTTCGCCTACATCGTTATTCTCTATTATTCTTGGAGAATGTCGCCTGCAAGACCCATTGTAATCGGGAATTGGTTTGTCAAGTATTATAGAAATTTCCTTATTCCATAAGGGGTTTTCATAACATTCCCAAAACCGGCATTTTGCACAACATTCTCCGGGAAATGTGCTTCGGAATTCATTCTCCTGTGCGTCACTCATATACACACCAAACTCGACAACCTCGCCAGCATAATACAACTCTGGAATCCCATCCGTCTCAGTGTGATTGTTTGTCGTTTCCATATTATTTTCGCCTCAGTATCCCGTAGACGGCACAACCTAGCATCAATCCGCCGGAAATGACCAACGATAATGACGGCGAATACCACCACGCACCAACTCCCAACAGGGCGAAGCCGCCGAGTCCTACGATGTTCAGCAGTGTGTTTCGCATCTATTTTTTCAGGATTAGCATCGCTTTACAGATTGCCAATGTTCTGCGGTGATGTTTGGCTTAAACAGGACTCCCGCACTGTTGCAAGCGGTTCCTATATCTGAACGGGTAAATTCAAGCTTAACTGCTTCCGGCCATTTTCCATTTTGCATCTTGAGTGGTTGTCCGTTGCCGTCGAGTAGGACAAGTTTACCATCTTCTAATATCTCAAAGTCGAGAACTTCTATTTTATCTCTCACAGCGTCAAGATCCCCCGCGTCTCGTAAACCGACGTACCATCCTCTCCCATCAATCCAGCCAGAGCCATGATTAAAGCGACTATCCCGTCGATTTTTCTATGATCCTCGTGCTTCGGTTTCACTGGTCGCTTATTATTGTTCATGTCCGTGTAAACCGTCACGTGACCGGCCTGCCAATCGAGTATCGGATTTCGGTTGTGATGAATCTTTCCACTTATGACCAGCCTTTCCAATTCTACCGTAGGCGCTGCAAATGTCATGAGTGTTTGCGGAAACTCTATTCTCGGTACGCCGGTTCCCTTTACGAGGATATGGCCGTCAGCCGATAACCCTTCGTGGATTTGCTGAGTAAGTCCGTCCGCATAAACTCGGTCGTAATTGAACCCCTGGACCTCAAAATTAGAGAAGATTTCGCAGATATCTCGTAGCAAATGACCAAGGTCAACGGTACTGCCCGGAGTGACTGTCAACCAGCCTTCCTCTTCCCACTGACGATAGAGATGATGGTTCTGATTTTTGTGATTGTCTACAGTTTCCCTCGGAAGCCAGAACCAAGCAAGGCATTGGAATAAATCGTCCCCATCCGGGAAGCATAACACCAGAGATGTCATGTCCTGAGTCTTCGACATATCCAGCCCGCCGAAACATTTCCGACCGTAAAGCTCAGCTTCCGTGAAGGATTCTCCGCACGCATTCCAATGCTCTTTAGTCAGCCAGGGATTGACTGCCGTCGCCCAGACGCCGTAACTCAGCCGCATAAAGTTCGGCTTGTCGCTGGGGGTCTGGATGATATCGCGGATATCGTTGATGAAATCCTCTTCCTTGATGATGTCACCCAGACCCGGATTGCATTTTTTCGCAACCGGGAGTTCTATCGATCCTTTCATCACTGAGTTGACCTCGGCGTTCGCTTCATCCTCGTCAACCGAGAGGATCATTGCGAAGAATGAATCATCGAAAAACTTGCCATCGAGCAGTGCCTGAGCCTTTTCCCGCTGCCGGTAGCAGACGGACTCGATGTCGTTGCCTGCATTGGTGATGACAAGTTCAAGCGGCTGGCGACGTGCCCGATAACCGTACCGAAGCGAGTCCCACAAATCCATACCGAACCATTCATGCAATTCGTCGAGGATTGCACAATGAATGTTCAATCCATGCTTGCCACGCGGAGCAGCAGACAAAGCTCGGTAGTAGGACTGGGTCGCCCGATAACTGATATTTCCATTTGTGCGATTGATACCTAAAGCTGCATTGAATTCATCCGAAGCCTCGACCATATTGATCGCTTCGTTGTGTACGATTCTGGCCTGGTCCCTGTCAGCACCGGTCGAATAAACTTCCGAACCGCCCTCAAGATCACCGACAAGCATGTACAATCCGACTCCGGACGCCCACGTAGACTTGTAGTTTTTCTTCGGAACCTCGATATAGCTGCGACGAAAGCGGCGAGTTCCATCCTTACGGACCCAACCAAAGAGCGGATATGTCCACTTGAACCGCTGAAAGTCATTCAGAACAAACGGCTTACCCCGCCATTCACCCTTGGAAAACCGCAGCCAGTCAGCGAAGAAATTACAGATGTGTTCTGCCAGCGGCTCATTGAATCGGCAGCCGTTTTTGACAGCATGTTCGTCCGCCGCGTTTTGAATCCACCGACGCTGACTTGCTTCGCTGGCGTTTATGTTGGTTGCTGGCTTCGGCGGGATCTTCAACAGCCCGTCTTCGGAACTCCCATGGCGATCGTGCCTAAACGTACCATCTAACTTGTGCTGCTGCACAGATTTGCGTCGCCCTGAGTTTTTATTCCCAGCCATTGTTCTTATTCTTGCCAAAAAAGACGCACGTG